GCCATCGGGTCGATCAGTGAGTACCGCTTACCGGTGGGACCGGGGAGGGAGAGGCGCTTAGACCCCTCGACGATGAACGCCGTACCGTCCTGTGACTCGACACTCTGATTCGCTCTCAACACCCAGGTCTCTGGGTCTTCTGTCTCGGTTCCCAGCGTATCAGATGTCTTGGAGACCGGCGTCGGCTCCTCATCAGCGGCTCCCGTCCAGAGCGCGACGGCCCTCAGGCGCCACTCCTCCGGAAGGTCCTTCGTGCGCTCAGCAAGCTCGTCCAGGTCGCGCACCGCACCGCCGTGGGAGGCGTTGTAGGTGAGACCCGGGCGACGCTCGTTCGAGACCTCGGGGACATTGCCCCGGGGCCCGGGCGGCGTAGGCCCTGCGACCGGCGGTCCGCCGCCGGGGGTGGGGCCAAACAGGTCAAGCGGAGGTCCGGGCATCATCGTGCCGCCCCCTGGCGGCCCGTCTGGGCCCCCTGGAGGCCCTCCGGGGCCGCCGGGCGGGGGAGCGCCTCCCTCGCCGCCTCCGGGGCCGCCAGCGCCCTCTCCGGGCATCGCAGAGGGTCCGGTGCCACCGGCCAGCACCGACTCGACCTCTGCCTTGAGGTCCATCGGCACCGGGAGGCCCTTGATGACCAGCGCCAGGTACGTGTCCATCTTGGCCTGCTGCTGGTCGATCGTCTTGCGCTTGATGTCGTCGTTGAAGGTCTTGGTGTAGTCCTCGTCCTTCCAGGAGATGCCGATCATCAGCTTCTCGTCGGGGATCGGGACGCCCATCGCACGCAGCTCCTGCATGAACTTGCGCTCGGTGGCCTCGTCTCGGAGGTCGAACGTGGCGAAGTTCAGCTCAGGGGCCGTGTACTTGCGCTTGCGGACTGGCCGCAGCTCGCCCTCTTCGTCCGGCTCCATGACCGTCTCGTAGACCTCGACGCGGGTCTGGCCCTTGCGCTCGTAGGCGTAGTGGTCCTGGGCCTCAGCAACGACCATGGCCCGCTCGTGGAAGTGGGCCTTGAGCTGCTTCTGGAAGGTCCGCATGACCTGGTTCATGAACTCCGCCTGCAGGGCGCTCGACGCGTAGGGCTGCGAGTTGGATCCGGCCGATAGCAGCGACGGGTTCACGCCGAACACCTGCATCAGGCGACGCTCGATGCGATCGAAGTCCTCGCCCAGGCGAGGCATCTGCTCGCGGCCGAAGACGGACTCCATCTCCAGGCCGAAGTGGTGGACCATGACGCGGAAGTCGGAGGCCATGGCGATGTCGATGTCGTCTCGGACGGAATCCAGCTCCTCGGGCGTTGGAAGCCACGGGGGCAGGCCGTCGCCCATGTCCATGATGCCGAGCTTGGCGAGCAGGAACGGGGAGTACAGACGCTCGGCGATGGCGTCCTGGCTGGCCAGCAGCTTCTCCTCGTGCAGGAGCGTGCGGAGGCCTCTCAGGAGGATCGGCGTGCCGTGGTCGTCCCAGTCGTTCATCTTGTTGGCGACCTGGCGCAGGATGACCGGCGACATCGGAATGTGCTCGCCCTTGAGCAGGTACGGCATCAGCTCGGGGTACTGCTGCTGGAGCAGGTAGTACTCGCGGGCGGGCTGCTTGGTCTGGGCGATCCGGCGCAGGTAGTCCGGCGGGACGATCTTGAGCTGCTGGGAGTCCAGCAGCGGGAAGTTGTCGATGACGACGTCCTCGGGGTTGATCAGCTCCTCGTGCTTCCAGATGCCGAGGTCCTCGTCGAATGAGCCGAGCGGGAAGGCCTCGCCGACAAGCCACACCTCGCGGCCGAGCGAGACCAGGAAGTCCTCGTACTGGAGCTGGTCGAGGAAGATGTCCTCGTAGACGCGGCGCAGGGCCGGGTCCTCGTGCTGCAGCTCTAGGCCGACCAGCGGGAAGCGAGTGAAGATGTCCACGAGCTGGGGTACCAGGTAGTGGGTCGCGTAGTACAGGCGCAGCCACTTGTGGAGCTTGTGACGGTGGCCCTCGTCAGCGACGTTCCACGGGAGGCCGGAGAGGTCCCAGTACTCCAGCGGGTCGTAGAAGCGGGGGATGGCGTTGAGTGCGTCTCCGCCCATCATGGACCCTCCGCCACCGCCAACGACCGAAGTGCGCTGCATGCGGCTGGAGACCGCTCGCTTCTGGCCCATGGCGCGGATCATGCCCTGGGTCTCGTTGAGGACTCGCTGTACCTCCGGCGACTCGTAGTTCTCCAGGTTGATCGGACGGCCGAGCTTCATCTGGGCCCGGGCGAGGTCCACGGCGCCGGTCCGCTGCAGGTCCTGCGTGGTGCGCACCGACTCGCCATAGCTCTGGGCGTAACGCAGCGGGTGACGCGGGCCCGTAAAGGCTGCGTCCTTCAGGCGTGCGAGTTCGCCAATGAGCGTAGGTTCGGCCATCTTCCTCTCTCCTTACGTCCCAGGAGAAGTCCCAGGGACAGCTCTCAACGGTATCAGGGGGCCGAGAGCGGCCTAGACGAGGGCGGTGTTGGTGACCGGGTCAGCCTGGCCGCTGCCACCGAACGTGTCGGTGTGCGGGCCCGAGGACTCGCCGCCTGCGGCGAATCCCGAGGAGAGGTCGTCGGCGGTGTCCAGCTCGACGCGCTCGGTTCCGCCTCCGTCGATCTCTTTCAGCTCGTGCTCGTTGTTCGGCGGACCGATCGGCACGACAACATCCTTGCGCTCGGTCGGCCACATGCCGTCTTCGACCTTGGGATCACCGAGGTTCTGCGGGGTCCAGAGCTTCTTGTCGATCTTCGGCTCGGGGCCGCCCAGGTCGGTGTTGCCGTCGGCGGTACGCGTCGAGGACAACAGAACGCCGTTGCCGGGCTGCTGACCTCCGCCGCACATCGGGCAACGGTTGTCGTGGTGCAGAGGGGAGTCGGGCTGCGTGCCGAAGTCCTGGTCCAGCCCAAGGTAGTGGTCGTGCCACCCTTGTGGATCCTGGGGCCAACCTTGGTTGACAACGTCCCGCCGACGAGGGTCGCGCTGCTGGAGGTCTACCGGCTGGCCCTCGGCGTTCAGCTCGGGGGCGCCGGGGCCCAAGTCCATGCCGTTATACCCGGAGGACTTGACCTTGGGGGCATTCTTGTCCTCGTCGTCCTGGTGCGGCTCAAGGACGGGCTTGCCGTCGTTGGAGTCCTGCTCCTCGCCCGGATCGATCTTCTCGCCGATCTCCTGGGCGACGACAGGCTGCGGCGCCCAGCGGCGGTTCGCGTAGTAGTGGTCCCTCAGGATCTCGGCGATGTCCTCGCCCCTGTTGGAACCCACCTCAGCGCACGCCTCGGCCACGTGGGCGGCGAACTGGTCCTCGCAAGCAGCGAACCTCGCGGAGAACCCGTCGGGCGTCACGGCGCCTCTCAGGAAGCTTCCGACGGTTCGCTCCAGGCGAGCCTTGGCGAGCGCGATGGCTCGGCGGGTGACGGCGGTCTCCTCGTGCTCAAGGTGCGCGAGGTGGTTGAAGACTGAATCGGTGTCGTACATCTGGTCCTCCGTTAGCCTAGAGGAACAGCGCCTCGTCGCTGACGTCCTCGATCGAGGACTCAACGGCGGCTGCTTCCTTCCGGGCGGTCTGGGTGCGGGACTTCAGCTCGGTGCGGCGTGCGACCTCGGCAGCGGCCAGGAACTGCTCGCGGTAGGCCTCGACAGCCTCTCCCTGGAAGCCAGCGGTCTTGGCCAGGACGTGAGACAGGGCGGCGCCACGGACGATACCCGCGTCGGCCAGTGCTGCCTCGTGCATCTCGGCGACGAGCACGGCGGGGTCCTCGGCAAGGATCTGATCGAAGTCCTGTCCCTCGGACTCTGCGATCATCTCGCGAGCGGTGACTTCCAGCCAGTCGTCACCTCGGCCAAGAGAAGCCTGCTCGGCGGCGACCCAGCGGGGCGCCTCCGGGGCTGCATTCTCGGCGTCAACAGAGTCGAGGTGGGCGAGCACGTCCTTGATCTCGCGAGTCTCGGCCTCGGTGGCGAGGACGAGTTCATTGATCTTGGCCTGCTCGCCGTAGGGCTCGGCGCTCAAAACGGTGTGTGCGGTGTGTCGGATCTCGTCCAGCTCGATGAGCCGGGCGGTCAGACCCTGACGAGTGTGGTCGTACTCGGCGGCCAGGCGCTGCTCCAGTGCCTCTCCGGGCGTGCCGGTGGCCGCGGCCTCGCGGACGTGGTACTCGACCTCGACACCGGCGGTCTCCAGGCGGGCGATGCGGCCGTTGTCGAAGCGGACCGTGATCTCCTCGCCCCAGATGCCCGGGGTTCGAGACAGGATCTCGCCGTTCAGACCGTTCGGGGTCTTGATGTGCGTGGCGTTCGCCCGCTTGGCGGCGAGGCTCGCGGCCTTGCGCTCGCTGCGCAGCCCACTGAGGTACTCCTCGGCGGTGCATGCCACCTTCTCGAAGTCGGTGCCAGACGCGATTACCTGGCCTTCGAACGTGGCCGTGATCCGATCGCCTTCGTAGTCGTAGCTGGGAAGCCAGTCACTCATCACCTGTTAGCCTGTAGTACAGGGACGAATCTATGTAGAGGTGCTACCGACCTCGACGCGACCGGAATCGACCACGGCCGCCCACGGCGCCCCTCGACAGGTTGGCGTGGTTGAAATCTCCTCGGCCCGGCGTGATGCGTCCGGATCGCGCCTTCTCTTGTGCGGAGGAGTAGTAACCGCTGATGCCCGGGGGGCCGGGACCGCCAATCGGTCCTCCCTGGCCGATGCCGTACCCGCCATGGCCGCCCAAGGCACCGCCGCCGCCCAGACGCTCACGCATACGGGTGGACATGAGGTTACCGATCAGAGCGTACGTGCACTCAGCGACGCAGTCCGCCATGTCCTTGGTGCGGACCGGCCCGATCTCCTGCTTCTCGATCTTGGGGAACTTGCCGCCCGTAGGTAGCTGCTGGAGGAACTTCAGCTCGTCGGCTGAGGTGAATCCGTTGCCGCCCCACGGAGAGAGGTTGACCTGCTCGTCGCAGGGTGCGTGCACGAGCCCCTGGTAACAGGCGGTCTTGAACACCTCCCAGCGCTTCCAGTTCAACTCGTTGGTGGCCGTCTTCTCGTACACCTGGCAGATGATGCTGCGGTTGGTGAGCTGCTCCTGAATGAGCTGGATCGGCTCCAGAGACTGGTGCTGGTCGAAGGTGATCTCGAACGGCCGGAACAGGGACGCGTAGGTGACGATCTCCTGGCGAATCGGGCCCCAGCGGATGACGCCGCCGAACGCCTTCGGGTCCCAACGCTTGATCAGGTCGAACACGACGTGCTCCACCTGGTTGCCAGTGTTCGGGTCGAGGAAGTACTCCAGGTGGGCGATGGCGAATCCGAAGCCTGCGGTGGTGGACGAGGGGTCCACGTGGAACTTGTAGCGGAAGCCCGGCGGCACGTTGCCCCCGTGGTTTGAGTAGTAGGCCTGGGGGATGACCCTGAAGCCGCCCTCGTCCAGGGGCTCGTGGCCGACCGGCAGACCGGCATACATGCGATCCACCATGGTCGGGTTCAGGTACGCGTCGATGACCTCGGCGAAGAGGCCGCGCTGCTCGACCTTGAACGCCTCCGGGTTCTTGGCCTCCTCGTTTCGCTGGGAGAGGATGCCCTCCTTGTCGTCGTTCGAGTACAGCGGCTCGCCGTCGGCGTCCAGGGCCTCGGGGTCCCAGTCTGGCGAGACGGTGATCATCTTGCCGAACTCCTTGCCCCGCTCCCGCTGCTTCCAGCGGCTCTTGTACTTGCGGTAGCCCTCGAACAGGGCCCAGCTCGGGAACTCGAAGGTGAACATGCGCGGGTCGCTCTGATCACTGACCTCGCCCGGCGCGGCGAACCGAGCCGCGGTCGGATCGAACTTGCGCATGCCGATCTCGAAGATCTCGTAGAACTTGCCGACCTTCGTGTACGGCGAGCTGTTGAGGAACATCATGCCGTCAAGGCCGAACTGGTTCAGCGACGGGACCGCGGCCGTGTAGACAGCCTCGGCCGACGCCTTGGACTCACCGACGGTCATGTGCGCCATCTCGTCGATGGTGATGCACATCGTGGCCGAGCCTCGCAGGGTGCCTGCGTTGGCGGCCAGGGCCTTACCCCTCAGCTTGGCGATGTCACGCTGGATCTTGCCGCCGCGAGCCTTGGCCGCAGCGATCGACTTGAGGTCGTCCGGAGTGGCCACCCGGAACTCGGTCTCCAGCGACTTCTGAAGGTAGGGGTCGAAGGACTTGCAGCCTTCCACCGTGGACACGAGGTCGGAGTACTGGAACTCCTTGGCCTGCCCCTCCGAGGCCGCCACGCAGGAGAAGTAGATCTCCTTGCCCCGGTCGATGCCATAGACGCCGTGCGGGTCGCCCATGTTGAGCGTGTCCCACATGACCTTGGCCATGGCCATGCCGGTCGTCCAGCCCTTTGACGATCGACGGCCCCCGACCAGGTTGACCTCGCGGAAGTGCTTGTAGCCGCGCTCCCGAAGGTAGTCGCGGCGCTCACGGATGTTGGGGGAGATCAGGACCTGGTTGTACGAGCCGCCGTTCATCCACTCGGAGAGGATGTCCTCCTCGGGCCCCGTCATCTCCTCCAAGAACATCAGCTTGAGGAGGACGATCTGCCGCGGGTAGGCGAACTTGTCGCAGTACTCGCTGCTCTCGACGAACTCGTGGATCCCGATCTGCTTGGGGACCAGGCCCTGGGTGATGCTATCCAGCAGCCCGGAGGACACTACTCACCCAGCTTGGTGATGCCCAGGAAGTCCTGGCCCAACTCCTTCGCTCCCTTGACCTCCCACTCCTTCTTCTCGTGGTCCAGGCCGTACTTGGCGCTGGAGTGCGACGCCAGGGCGCCGTCCAA